AATACTCCGAATCGGAGTAGACGGTGAAGCGGAAGAGGGTGTTTGGGTAGGCAACGGCGGTGGTGGGATAACAGTCGAACTCGAACCGCAACCCTTTCACCATCAACGAATTACCGTCAAAGGATTCGTCGGCGAGCGTTGAGTTGTTGGATGTGCGGGGGATGTCATTGAGGAAGTTCGACCGAATCACCGCGAACGAACTCGGCGCGGCGTACCCCGCGCCAGAGAGGTACGCGCCGAAGGACGCCTGGCTGTAGTAGGTCCTTGTCTCGACCGGACCCAAGGCGATGGCCTTGATCGCACGGACCATGTGCGGGCTGAGCCTCTTCGAGCCACGGTGGCGACCCTTGCGCGAGCGTCGGTTCTTCCTGTGGTACGCCATGGCATAAATGTTCACGTGTTGGCTATTCCTATAGAGTGTTGGCTATCCAGATGGATGGAAAAGGAATAAGGAGATGCTGGTTCAGAGCAGAGATTTACAGCGACAAAAAGCTCACGTGGTGACTTGGTTCGAGTGCAAGCCTGGTTGGTTAGGATACACTGGTTGGCTTGTGTCACGTCGGCGTCGGAGTTCGGAGTTCCGGGGGGTTTAGCCGAACTCCGGTCCGTGACTGCGGCGTCTTTATAGTTTTTCTATATAAGGAGTGAGCGACCAGAGCGGCGAATGGCCTAGATAATATTAATACTAGGCCATTGCTCAATCATGCCTCCGAATCGTTTTAATGGGCAGCGCTTCTTCTTGACTTTTGCGCAAGCTGGTGCGTTGGACATTGACGAAGTCGCTGACCACCTACACAATCTCGCACCGTCGTGGCTCGAAATCGTTCAAGAAGACCACCAAATCGAAGGCATCCATTACCATGTCGTCCTCTGCTTCGAAACCCGCTACCAAGGCGCCCTCAACTCCTTCGACGTCAACGGGCACCACTGCAACTGGGCTCCAATCCGAAACGCCACCGTCGACCTTTGCAACCGACGTCACTACATCCGCAAAGGGCTCCGCGCTAAAGAGGACGAGCACACTATCAAGAGTCACAAGAAAACACCTTGCGACTACATCATCGACCCCGACACTCGGGGTACGGTTCCCCCATACTCTGACCAGACAGGACGCTTGGATTGGGGAGGAATACTCGCTGCCGCAACCACCGAAGAAGAATTCCTCCACCTCGTCCGAGTCAATCAGCCTAAGGAGTGGGTCCTCAGACACGACACAATCGTCAAGTACGGGGCCACGCAGTTCCTTAAAGCGCAGGCCCCCGAAAAGGTCTACGACAAGAACAGTTGGGTCATTCCTCCCGCAATGGATGACTGGGTCCGGGAAGTCTTTGCCGAGGTATGTTTTGTTCCGGCTCGTTTACACGAACCTCCCTTGTTGATTGATTATTGATTCTAGTTTCCTTATGTTACAGCCGAAACCGGATCGCCCGAAAACCCTTCTCCTGGTTGGCCCAACCCGACTTGGTAAAACCGCTTGGGCGAAATCTCTTGGAGACTACTCTTACATGTGCGCAATGTGGAGATCCGACTCTTTTAACGATCGCGCGGACTACCTAATCCTCGACGACTTCGACTTCGACTTCTTTCACGGCATGCGCAAAGCGATTTGGGGGGCCCAGGAGATGTTTACCACTACGGATAAATATAGGAAGGGCGTAGCTAGATGGGGGAAACCCACTATTTGGCTCTGTCAGGAGGAGAAAAACCCTTTTATAGCTTACGGGAAAGATGGGAAGCCCGTTATGGCGGAAGAGGAACGGGCTTGGTATAGAGCAAATTGCGTTGAAGTGCATGTCACAACGAAATTGTTTGAAGTAGCACAAGAGAATGTTTAATAAATATTTTTTATATTGATTAAGTCCACTGGGCGCAAGTGATGCCCGGCTCCGCCACATTAAGGACCGCCGTCGTACGCTTCGCTTGCCGGCTTCCCTACGGGTCCTTAAAGTACACTATTGTGCTAATGTTCCCCGCAATAGAAGACGCAATGTTGGACACATTGATTGCGTTAACTTCTAACACCCAGTAATACTGCCGCCTCTTAAGTTGCCCCAAAAAAGTAGATACGGTGGTGGATTCCTCGCTTTGTGCTTCTGCCTTAATCCCCATCCGTTTGTAGAATATCCTGCGTAGATGCTGCGGGTCTGTGCTGGATTGTTTCAAGCTGAAAGTCCGCTGGTAGAGCACTTGCGTGGTTTGTTTGTTCCATTTCCCAACTACCGGTTGACGATACTGGGAAGGATCAAATATCCGGTCGGTATTGGAGGGCCCAGTGACTCCCGGATAATACTCCGAATCGGAGTAGACGGTGAAGCGGAAGAGGGTGTTTGGGTAGGCAACGGCGGTGGTGGGATAACAGTCGAACTCGAACCGCAACCCTTTCACCATCAACGAATTACCGTCAAA